TTGTTAGCACCTTTCGCCTCGTTACTTAGATCTAAGTCAGAACTGTAGACGTTTGCCCATCTTGTTCCACTTGCACCTAAGTTTCTTGTACCATTTGCATTAGGTACAATGTTTCCAGACATTGTTAAAGTTCCAGACATTGTGTCTGAAGTGTCTGATCTAACGAAACTGGAAGCATGTAAACTATCAACTGTATCAGCGTTAGTTGCTGAAGTTGCAGTAGTTGCGTTTCCAGATAAAGCACCACTAAAGGTACCTGCTGTCAATGTATTTGAACTTGGATTGTAACTGAATCCTGTATCAGATTCTAATCCTTGTGTGCCTGTAGCACCATCTACAAATACTGGGTAAACAGTTTCGTTGTTACTATTATTAGCACTTATAGTAGAACTAGACGCTAATGTAGCAGTAGCAGCGTTACCAGAACAAGCAGCAGATGTTCCTGAACTTGTTATGTAACCAGCACCGTTAGTAATAGCGTTGTTATTCAACGATATGTTTGATGAACCATCAAAAGCAACTCCAGCGATAGTTTTTGTCGCTGCAAGTTTTGTTGCAGTAGCAGCGTTACCAGTACAAGATCCAGATGAACCAGATGTGTTACCAGTTACGTTACCTGTTAGGTTACCAACAAATGCTCCAGATGATAGTGTGATACCTGCAGCAGCGAATGTTGCAAGTGTTGACCCATCAATTGCTGCTACAATACTACCAGTACCACTGTCAGAGACAGTCATACTTGAGTTGCCCTGCGAAATAGCAGTGCTATCAATAGAACTTGTAGAAGTAGATGTTATTCTACCTTTAGCATCAATAGTAAGGATAGGAATCGCTGAACTAGATCCAACTGTACCTGCAGATACTCCTGAGTTTGCAAGAGTAATTGCACCACTATCACTAGCAGTAGCATCACCAGATGCAGAAGACCAAATAAACTTCTTAACTCTGGTCATGTCGGAACGTCTATTGGTTCCACCACCACCATCATCAATAATAATTTCGTCAGCGTTGACAATATCAGCACCAATGTCAGTACCACCGTCAATATTCAATGCAGAGATTGAAAACTTACTGTTAGCAATAGAACCTGCTAACTTAGCGTTGGTAATAGAACCTGCAAGTTGAGCGTTGGTTATAGTACCACTCAAACTTGAAGTAGGATAGTTAGTAGCATCACTCAAGTCAAATGCTGGAGTGCCGTCAGATCCACCTAATGATAGTGATACACCACCATAAGATACTGTACTATTTGCTAAGTAACCATTTGCGATTGCAGTTCCCTGCCAAACACCAGTAGCAATAGTACCTACACTTGTTAGTGAAGATGCTACAACAGATGAACCTAGTGTGGTTGCATTCAGTATTGCACTATTATTAATTTTATATGATTTACCAGTTGCAATGTTGATGTTCTGGTTAGAACCCCAGTTATCACCTGTTGCTTCAAAATTCCATGTCTTATCTCCATCTCCACTGTCTACCGTCAAACCACCACCGTCAGCTGCAGCATCATCAGCAGCTCCAGTAGCAACTTGGAAGTTTTTATCAGCGATAGTAACTGTGGTAGAGTTGACAGTATTGGTTGTACCATTTACAGTCAAGTTACCACTGATAATCAAGTTATCATCAACAGTAACAGTACCACCTGCCGAGTCTATTACTAAGTTACCTGATGATGTATCAACCTCATTATCGTTAGTAACACCAATCTGAATATTATCAATCGTCGCTCCACCATTTGCATCAATTGCTCCTGTGAATGTAGTAGCAGCAGCAAAGGTTGTGATACCTGCAATGCTTACGTTATCAGCATCTAAGTGTCCATCAATATCAACTGCCCCAGATATATCTAAGTTTGCAGCAACAACAGTACCAGTAAGAGTTGGTGATGCTGAGAAAACAGCATTTCCTGTACCTGTCTCGTCTGTCAATGCAGCGAGTAGATTAGCAGAACTTGGAGTACCTAAGAATGTAGCAACGTTTGCTGCTAATCCAGATACACCTGAACTTATTGGTAGTCCTGTAGCATCTGCTAGGTTGAATGCTGGAGTTGCATCAGTTGCACCAAGTGCTAATGATACACCACCATAAGATACTGTGCTATTTGATAACTTAGCATTAGCAATAGAACCTGCTAGTTGAGCGTTGGTTATAGTACCAGTAAGACTAGAAGTAGGATAACCTGTAGCATCTTGTAGATCAAATGCTGGAGTAGCATCCGCAGCACCTAATGCTACTGATATACCACCAAAGGATACTGAACTATTTGCTAACTTAGCATTCGCTATTGATCCACCTAACTGAGCATTACTTATAGTACCAGTTAGACTACTTGTAGGATAACCCGTAGCATCCTGTAGATCAAATGCTGGAGTAGCGTCAGTTGCACCAAGTGCTAATGATACACCACCATAAGATACAGTACTGTTTGCTAACTTAGCATTTGCTATTGAACCTGCTAACTTATCATTTGCTATTGAACCTGCAAGTTGTGCATTGGTTATAGTACCACTCAAAGATGATGTAGGATAGTTTGTAGCATCTGCTAAATCAAATGCTGGAGTAGCATCTGTTGCACCTAATGCTAATGATACACCACCAATAGATATACTGCTGCTTGCTAACTTAGCATTCGCTATTGAACCTGCTAGTTGAGCGTTGGTTATAGTACCACTCAAAGATGAAGTAGGATAACCAGTAGCATCTGCTAGGTTGAACGCTGGAGTAGCATCTGTTGCACCTAGTGCTAGTGATATACCACCAAAGGATACAGTACTGTTTGCTAACTTAGCATTCGCTATTGAACCTGCTAGTTGAGCGTTGGTTATAGTACCACTTAGTGATGAAGTAGGATAACCAGTAGCATCTGCTAAATTGAACGCTGGAGTTGCATCTGCTGCTCCAAGTGCTACTGATACACCACCAAAGGATACTGAACTATTTGCTAGATTACTGTTTGCTAATGCTGTAGTAAAGGTTGCAATACCTGCTACTATAAGATTCCTATCTACTCTAATATCATTTACTGTCGATATACCCGTCAACTTTTGGTTGACTGCGGTCATCTCGTTGTATACTATATCACCATCTACATCTAATTTTCCGTGAATTCTAACGTCAGACGCAAAGGTTGAGATACCAACAAAAGTTGATATTCCAGCGATAGTCTGAGTCAGTCCACCTACCTTGGATAGCTCTCTTCCTCTTGACATAACGGGTATTTTAGAATCCTAATCCTTTATATTTATACTTCTGTCAGGTTGATCTTGTACTTTTTACCTGTACGATTGTTTAGCATGAATATATCTTCCTCTCCTTCTTGAAGTGTCCAATCACCCCAAGTGCCATCAACCGAGTTTGGACTGGATGCATTGTTAGAGAAATGCATATCAGCAGTATAGATATTAGCAAACCTTAGAGTTGTTGATCCTAAATTTCTAGTATCATTAGTATCTGGTAACAAATTACCTTTCAAAGTAACATCAGTGACCGCTATATTAGGATCACCAGTCAAACCTGTACAACTACCAGCAAAATTAGCAGCAGTTAGAGTATTTGTTCCTGGATTATATTTGAAGTCAGTATCACTTCTTACTTGTTCAACACCTGTTGCTGAGTCTGCAAACAGAACAAAATGGTCAGCACTAGTTGTATTAGTTGCTGTAATATCAACTGAAGATGTTACTACACCATTGAGTGATGAACCATCAAGATTAGGTAATACACCTGTCAACTGGGCAGCAGGTAAACTAGTAAGTCTACTACCATCACCTGCGAATCCAGTTGCAGTAACTATACCTGCAGCAGCATCAAAGGTTAGATTTGAATTTGATTTTACTGCTTGAGACCCAGTTGCATTTTGTGAGAACAATATGTTACATGTTGAATCTCCTGTCTCATTAGAAATGTCAACAAGAGATGATGAACCTGTAAGTGATCCAACAAAACTAGTATAGGTAGCAGTAGTACCACTAATAGTGGTTGCTGTGTTAATACCTGTACTGTATACGTTACCTGTATGATCGCCAACCAACTTACCAACAAATCCTTGCGAACCAGATGGAGCAACAAATCCTCCATCAGCAGTTGCTATACCACTAACATCTATGTTAGTACCACTAAAGAATGCTACTGTACTAACACCTGCAGAGTTTAGGTTACCACTAAATCCAAATGATCCTGCAGGAGCCTGGAATCCAGCAGTAGTAGTTATAATACCAGTAGTCTGAATAGTTGTAGCACGTAACTGAGTTATAGTACCAATACCAGAATTTACGTTACCAGTAACATTACCTGTTAGGTTGCCTACTACGTCCCCAGCTACACCACCAGTATGTTGACCAGCTGTGTTACCTGTTACATTACCAGTTACGTTACCAGTAACATTACCCTGTAAGTTACCATCAAATATAGGAGCAGAAGCAATACCAGTAACATTAAGATGCTCTATATGCCCAGTCGGAGAAATAGATGCTATACCTGAACTAGATTCTGTTATAGTAAGACCATAACCAATACGTATCGTACCTATATCTTCTAAAGAAGTAGCACCAGAATCAGTCTGGAAATCCATCTTAGCATCTGCTGCTGAGAAGACTGATACAATACCAGAACTAAAGTTTCCTGTAGGTAGTTCTATAAAGGATAGACCTGCACCTACTCGGAAAGTTGTAACACCTGTAATTCTTGTGAATGCATTAGCATCCTGTATATTGAGTGCCGACTTATTGATTGTAATTGTAGATATACCTAGTTCTATACCTGTACCACCTGAATATTTCGCTTCTGATACATCAACACCATTACCCTTGAAGTTTAGTGTAGTAATAGATCCAGCATATCCAGTAGGAGTAATACCTTGATCCTGTACTGTTACACCATCTACTGCACCTGAGGCAGCACCTGATGGAGCACCCCAGTATCTTCTACCATTTACATCACCATACAATACATGATCATTATTACCAGGTAGACCTAAGTTAGGTTCAGTTTCTTCCAGACTCAGAAAAGACGGGAATCCTGGAGTTTGTTGTCTATGTGTAGATAAACCAGCGTAGCTAGTTACACCTACTCTGCCTGAAAGAAGTCTTGCCATTTACTTAGCGTTCTCCAATACACTAACGATGCATTTCTGAGTATTCAAGAAATCACCTTTGATCTTTAGAATATCACCTGTTTCCAATACAAGTCTACCGTCAATAAATGACATAGAATCTTGATGTGGAATACGTCCTAACTCTATAATTGGTGTATCAACAGAGGATCTACTGTGATATGCACTGAAAGATGTTACTGATGAACTTGTACCTACGTTTGCAACGTTGCCATATATGACCAACGATGAAACACCTGCAGGACAAGTGTAGATACCGACTGAGTTAGTAGTCAGTGTGTGAGTAACAGTCTTGAATCTATTAAGTGGGATAGCAGCCATTTTTATAAGTTACCTCCTAGTGCTATGATGAGTGGTGTCATTTGGGCTTGGATACTCTTGTTGAATGAATCACCTGTAATAGTACCAGTCTGCTGGTTTATGGTGAAATTATCACCAACCTTCAGGTTGCCTCTTTCATCCGTAGATGTATAGACTACCTTACCGCCTTGTTCAGATACTGCCTCATTATCAGGAATACCAACACCACCTTTATTAGGTAAGGCAGAGTTGATTGCTACACCTGAACCAACATATTCAAATGTATATGATGAAGCAAGAATCAGTGACTGTTTAGCAAATGGAACTGTAGATCCAACACCAACAGCAGCAGGTAGAGTCTGATCAATAGTGATCGTAGAAACACCAGCTGTAACTGGTGTCGCACTATTTATAGTATAATACTTAGGTTCAATTCCAGCAGTAGCAGTTGCAGTTACTCCTGAAGAAGGAGCAGCAATTGTAACCGTAGGAGCAGATCTATACTGTGAACCTGTAGCGTTTACTTTGAGTGAGGTTATACTACCAAAACCACTCACAGACGCAACACCCTCAGCAATAATTCCACCTGGTCCAGTTGGTGAACCAATTGTAACTACTGGTGGATTAGTGGAAGTATAACCACTACCAGCATTAGTTACAGAAAAACTTGTTACTTCATTGAACAGTTCGCCAAGATAAAATGCTTGACCAGTGAAAGGTCTTGCTGTCAATCCAGATACAGTAACCTGATTATCTTCAGCAATACCTGCTACAGCAACAGCACCTGATTGATGAACAGTACCAACACCTGATGCTATAAGACCATAAGTACCAAATGATGCGTTAGAGTTGTTGACATCACACTGCCCACCACTTACACAAGTGATAGCAGCCTTATCGCATACTGTGAAGATTGATACTAACTGAGCATAACCATCGTTAGATATAGTAACACCTATACCACCTTGGTTATACTGGGTATATGAGTCAACAACCATTGACTTGATACCTTCAGCATGATTACCATCTATCCTCATTCCAACTGAGTTAGGAACAAAGTTAGTACAGTTTCTTACATATGGTGATTGAGTAACAGCAACACCAATTCTTGCACCAGTACCAGCATCACCAACATTTACAGTAAATGTATTTGTGGTATATGCTGTAATAGCAGTCATAATACCTGCTACTGGATCAGATGCTCTAGGATATGCATGTTCTGTAGCATGTAAATCCTTCTCACATGTCATCTTGAATGATGATGTCTTTATACCAACAGTATTACTTGTGGTAAGACCATGAGATGCTTTAGTAAATGTTGTTACACCTGAAGTAGGATCATAATCAATAGCAGTTGGAGTAATTGATGCTCCACTATGCCAATTAGGTCCAACCTTTACAGCATTAGTAGCACCATATCCACTTACAAACTTATGGCGATTGACCATACCTCCTGGTGGGAAGCATATCATCGCACCTGTATTTGCAGCACCAACGAACGATAAGTTCTGTATCAGTACACCGTTGGTTACTTCAAATAAATCTTTTCCTGCATTTGATGGAATAACCTGTGTGTTTCTTAGATCATCTCCATCTATAGTAACATTACGTGGAACAAATACTGGGTTATTTTCTGTGTAGATTCCGCCAGCAACTCGTATAACATCACCTGACTGTGCCGTTAGACAAGCAGCCTCAATGGTTCTCTTTGCAGTTTTTAGTGTGAAACCATCGTAAGTATCATTACCATCTACATTGACATGAATTATATTAGAAACACTAGCACCTGCACCTACCCATACTAATTCACCATCAGAACTAGCAGCAAGAATACTCTTACCTGCACCAACAGTACCAGATGAATCAAGGAAAGTACCACCAATCTGAACTAATCCATTAGCAGTATTACCAGGAGCTCTGGATACTTGTAGAAGATACTCAGGAAGTGTAGTTCCTATACCTACTCGCTTATTGGTAGGATCATATACAAAATTATCAGCACCTTGGAATTTACCATTGGCTGCTTTCTTGAATTGTACAGTATTATTAGCGTCAGCAGCAAGTGTATGAATTTCTGCCTCATCAGCCCAATCAACACCTGTAGCAGTTGCTACTAATGCCTGTCCTGCAGTACCTGCAGAAGTATTTTCATCATATACTTTACCAGTAAACCTGGCAGTACCCCTCACATCGAGGTTTTTAGTTGGTTGGGTACTTCCTATACCAACCTGTCCTGCAGCAACAATACCGTCAAAATTTGCTGTGGATGCTACGTCAAGACCATATTTGGGATCGGTTTTACCAATACCTGCCTTATTAGAATCGGCATCAACAATCAGAGCCTGATCGCCAACCTCTAAGCCTTTTTCGACAGCAAACTTCTTATTTACTGATGCCATTTATCAGTGTACTCCTTAGTATTTGTATTTATCAACTGATACGCATAATGTAAGCGATTGCATAATATGGAGGTAGGTTAGCATTAGTTGTACTTGCCGCACCAACAGGACTTGAGGCAGTCATAGAAAGACTTCCACTCTGACCAATTTGGTCACCTGCAGTAGATCCTGGGGCAGCAACATTTGCTGCATAATCCGTAGTTCCTTCGTCATCAAGAACAAATCCACCTGAGGCAGATGCAGTAACAATACCAGATACATTATTAGAGTACCTAGTTGGGTGAGCGTGGTTACCACCTGTTGCAGTGTGAGTGTGTATTGGTACTATAGCATCAGCATTACCACCTGTTGCTCCAGCAGAGTAAGAATCACCTCGACCAACGATAAACTTATCAATTAGGTTTGGAGTTCCATTACTACCATTACAAAGAGACCAGTTTGTTGGTATGTTACCATCGGTTCCAGACCACATAATAATACCACCAATCGGTATTATACCGTTACCTACAAATGATGCTGCTGTACATATACCAGCTATCTTCGCATCATCCGTTGAATTGATCTGTTCACCAGTTATCGTACCAGTACCAGTTATATTAACAGCACTAACATTTCCAGTTGCATTGACGTTAGCGGTTGCAATTATGTTAGCACCCTGTACATCACCTGATGCTGTTATTCTATCGTCAGCAACTATATCATCTGTAGAATGGAAATGTTCTGCAGTAGAAATTCCAGTAACTTTTGAATGACGGGTAACGGTTAGATCAGCACCTACTGTTGCATTATTATCAACGCTAAGTGTATTTGCAGTTAGTGTTGCACCAGCAAATGTCAATGAAGAACTATCTTGTAGTTCACCACTAGCACCTATAGTAACAACTCTACCTTGAGTAAGATCATCAACCTTTAGACTACCAACACTAGCATTACCAGTAACAGTCATTGCTTCGCCAGTATCGGCAAATGTCTGACCTATAGCAACTCTATCGAATGCATAATGTTCAGTACCATTCTCTACAGATATTGGACCCCATTGTTGCCATTTCTCTGTACCTTGGTCATTTGTCTGAACCCAACCAATCGATCCACCTCTAGCAAAGCTAGTCTTGAATAGAATGTCATCAGTAGTTTGTGAAGAAGGAGGAGCAAGTTCTTGTATACCAACGAATACTTGTTTACCTACATTACCACCTCTACCACCTCTTAGTTTGATATCCTGTACATCAGTATTACCATTACTATAGAAGTTTTGATTGACTGTTATATCATCAAATGCTGCAGTGGAAGGTAACTGTGCAGTAGCACTAGAAACTGAAGTAGTATCAAACTCATCAATAGTAGATACTTCCTCACCTGTTAGTGCATCAATTTTCTTTCTACCAACATAGAACTCACCCTTATCATTCATAGCAGTGTAAACTACTAATCCACCTCTAGTCTGAGTTGCCTGTGCTAGTAATTGTTCTTTGTCATCCAAGATTCTATCTTGGACTTGAGGCATTGCAGTTGAATAGTTACCTGGACCAAAACCAACATATTCAAATGTGTGTCCTGACGCACGTATCAATGAGTTTCTTCTACCCTCAACTGGTAATGCCTTAATCTTTATTGCCGCCGCATTTCTAGGATGAGAAGTAGCATTAGTTCCTAATGCACCCCTAAGAACTGTAGTTTTATTCTTATTAGTAATTCTTACAATCTCATCTTCAATTTGAAGATAATCACCTCTTCTCAACATTGAGAGGTCTGCTAAATTGATAGATGTAGAAGTACTTGTAAGATCGTTATTCAGTGTTGTAGTAGTACCACCGTATATTGGTATAGTCTGATTATATCCTCTACCAGATATACCTCCACCATGTGCTATACCACCACTACTGTAAGTAGGCTGGGAAGCAGTCTTACCAATATTGACTTTTAGAGAAGATCCATAACCCACTCTATCAGTTACATAATGAGTACCCTGATAAACTGAAGGACCACCAGATATTACTATCTGATCACCTTTTCTCAATCCAACGTCTGAAGCAAGAGTAACTGTAGCAATACCACTTATCCTATCATGTAGAATATTATTGATAGCAGTAGCAATACCAACGTGGTATACAAAACCACCTGCACCTGCAGTGTTACTTACTGTACCAGTATAAGCAATTCTCTTTGCATTCTCAATATTGGTTAGTCTATAAAGACCATTATAACCTTCACTACTTACTCCAATAACCTGGACCACTTGACCCTGGGCATTATCAATAGTACTTACCGTAACAGTAGCATCTGTAGTACTACCAGAAGGTCTAAATGGAACACCCTTTATAACAAGAGTATCTCCAACTTCGTATCCAGAACCAGGATGGTTCAAGTCTACTGAAGTAATAGTACCATTAGCAGCAACAGTAATATCTCCAGTTGCACCTGTACCATTACCACCTGTCAATCTTGCACTATAATAGAATTCAGCATCACCACTACTTGTTCCATATCCAACACCATTTGATGCTATAGTGATACCTGATAGACCATTGAAACCATGCTCATGAGACATATCAAGAGTCAGTGTTCCACTAGATTCAGATGCTGCAGTTACACCTGTACCAATATTACTTTTCTCTACGAATGAATTTATTGTTTCCTTAGTAATACTATTCTTTGGATCATTAGTTGCTACAATACCGATCTTATCCCTTCTGGCATAAGTCTTAGCAGCAATAGGATCATCATTTCTATTATCTGGATCTTGCTTAGGACGTAAAGAGTTTATATCCTGTGCAAAGTAGTTAGATGTAGTAGAGAATGGTGTTACACCAGGTTGTGCAAGATAACCAAGAACTGTTAGATCATAGATACCATCTTGAACACCCTTAGAGAACTTCTGTACTTCCTCATTATTGAAGATTTGATAAGATGTACCAAAACTACGTTTAGTAAAGAATGGTGCGAATGTTCTACCAGAACCAACAATCGAATAATCGTGAGATGTATAAGGAATATTAGTTGTAATAGTTGATATTCCACCTGGATTAGTGTTTATACCAATGCTAAATGTTCTGTCATCAGTTATACTGAGAACTTCAAACATTCCATTATAACCACTATTATCAGTACCATTAGTATTCTGACCACTCTTTAATCTACTAATCTCAACAAGGTTACCAGCACTCAGTCTATGAGAACCCTGAGCAGTAATAATACCTGTCTTAGCAGTAGAGTTCCAAGTAGCATCAACAATTGCATTACTAGTTCTTAGATTAGCAACTGATGTTAAAGCAGTATTATCATTCTTATAATATGTGTCGTCAATAAATGTTGAGGATTCTTGTAATGTAAATCCATTAGAAGGAGGAGCTGCAACAGTTGAATCGTCTGGGATAACAAATCTCATACGATAGATCTTCTCAAGATCCTTCCTAGTATCAGGTGTTCTTACAATATAAGTATTTGAAGTCTTATCAGTAATACTATTCTGATTAGATACGATAGCAGAACGTAAACTGTTACCAGCACCAACGTTTACATACCATCCTCTAGAGGAATCAAACTGAATTGGATGTCCTGGATCTCCTGGATCCTTACCATCTACAGTAGAAACTACTCGTAACCTACCACCTAAGTTGTTTAGTGTGGTTATGTTACTACTAGCAGTAGCATTGTTGAATGTAGTAGCAATCTTGATCTTATCATTGTCTAGACCAGCTGTAATTACAAAGTAATCTGTATCATTAGTAATACCATCAGGCAATGATCCAGTGTCAGAATAGAATCTTACCTTCTCACCTGCGTTGAACTTATGTACATCTTCGAGTGTTATTACATTAGCAGTAATACTATTGATACCAGCATTACTACCAACGAATACTGATTTATTACCTGATGCCCAAGTATCTGGATCTGAATTAGGACCAGGCATCAATACATCAGCACCATAAACAATATTGTTCATGGAACAGAATAACTTATCTCCTACCTTATTACCAACAGTATATCCACTAGCAGTCTTGATAGGAAGAGTATCTTTTACTGTATATCCATCAAGATATAATCTAGTATCTGTACTGACACCAATAGTATTTTGAACATCAATTGACTTCCAGTTTACATCCTCATTCTTATTGAAGTTCTTCTTAGGTGGAACTATCGCTGTAATATATCCTTTGTCATCCTTGATAAATGCTGATGGTTTGAAACCATCTGCACCTAATGCTTTAGCACCAAAGTTAGAGTTAGAGTTTGTGAGTGAAATATCAGCACCTGACTCTGTTCTAAACTGATGAGCATAACCAACAGCAAATGTAGATACTACCTGTAATACAGCTTCATTTGTTGCTTTGATGTGGAACGATTCCCACTCTGGTTTATAATTTGCTAAACCATCAGTGTGTAATGTTACTGAAGTACCTAGAGTTGCTTGATCCTGCCAAGAACCAGATGTTGTATTATACTTTACGAATGCATTATCATCTTTCTGTAGTCCAATACCTGTGTACTGAGCACAGACCATGGATTTGAATCCTGTTGACTTGCTACCATCAGCAAGCATACCACACATACCATAAACTGATCTCAATGAACAGTTGAATATGTAAGGTGATGCAGAAGTTACACTATCACTCTCAACTATAACTGTTGGAGATAAACCAGTCAGCGATGGAGTCGCTGTTGACGTTGGAGCTGCTGGTAAATTATAGGTGAAAGAAGTAGTACTAAGAACCTGTGCTACAACATGACTACCATCATAATCAGTGTTACTTACTCCATTGACAATAACAGGAGTATCAACGTTTAGATTATGTTCTGTCTTTGTTACAACAGTAACTACCGAAGTCGCCGTACTAGCAGACGGATTAGCACCTGAATATATGTCATCAATTTCCAGATCACCCAACCTAGAAACTGCACCAACAATCCTGGTTTCGTCAATGACCTTTTGGAAGTCATCATTAGCAGGATAGTTAGGTAATGCTCTGCCGCTATTAGTACCGTAAGCAAGCGTAAGCTTAGCATAGTACATGTCGAGGTCTGTGTTCCCCTTCCCCGATACCGTGTTCTGCCCATCAGCAAATTCAAAACAAGTTAGCTTATGGTGTGAAAAATTAGGAGCATATACATTGCTCGTATAATCTTTGAAAATCCTATCTGCAGGATCACCATCAAATAAACTAAAATTAAAGAAGAAACAACCACCAGTTACTTTGAATATGGCAGCGTTTGCAATATTATCGTTATCTGGTTGTGGAATATATTTTGGTTTTATCTTCGTCTTTCTAAGATCTTGACCAATAATAGATGTACCACGAGGTAGTATTACACCACCAGTAATAGAGTTGAAGTGATACAGTACATTATCTGGATCTTGTATATCAAACTTAGTTCCTATTGATAATTCACTTATAGATGCAGCAGTACCATTAGCGTCAGTTATATTACCAGAGGTATCAATCTGAAGTCCTGGACGGTTGTCTATGTAATGAGTGCCTGGAGACACCAATATTGTTGTTTTATCAAACTTATCATTATCTTTACCTAACTGATATGAAAATCTAGCAGACTCAATCAGTGCTCTTTGAATTGTCTTGAACGGACGAGTTCTGGAGTTACCAGTATTACTAACGTCATCAGTTGCATCAAGTTCTTCTGGGTTGACGTATATTACGTTACCCTGAACATTCTTGAGGAAATTTTCAAGTCTACTTAATGGCATTGCCTATTTTACCGTATACCAGTCCTTCAACTTATTTATAGTAACTAAATTCGAGGTATGTAACCTTTCGCCTGTTGCACTAATGGAATAACGTCAGATTCTACTTTTTCTATAATATCATCAATCACATTTACATCCAAATCCATGAATGGTGGAATTATACCTAGTATCCGTAACAGTCCGTCAACAAATAGTGCCAAGCATATAAATCCTAAGATCATACTAATTATGGTAGCATCTCTATTATGCTTTGCCATAGATGCTTCATCAATTGCTCTTGCTTCAGCAAGGGCATCTGCAACCATTTTATCTACTTCTATTTTAGTATAGAAATCTCCTAAAAAGGGGATGTCGTGTCTATCAGGGGCCATTCCTCCTCCTACGAAACATATTCAATATCTAGGAATTTCTCTCCTGCTTCCCGTGTGACTTTCAATACATTCATAAACTCCTCTGGTGTATCACATTTTATTTTTTGTTTTGATCCATCAGATCCATGAATTTCAAAAGTCCGAGCTGCTACATCAACAGAAACGCTGTCAACATACTCACCTTCAAACTGCGACATTAGAATTATGCGGTATACTTCAGTATAGCACCTCTTCAATCATATGTCAATGGATCAATATCTATAAGATGATCCCACTCCTCTTTACCTGGTAGTACTTTATCCAAATCTACAAAGAATGATTGAATAATAATTCTAGGTTCATTTCCTGACTTATAATAATGCCATGCTTTGTCTAAGTTATTGAAAGCAAATAACTTATTTTGTTTCCACTCTACTTCTAATTCATATTCATTAGTTTCAAATGGTGTATTACGTAAGTTAGTATCATTATATGCTGAATCATTCTTACAGAGTACTGTACCATATGATTCCTTAGGACTTATGTAATACACAGCAGTAAAGAATCTAGCATGATAATCACAATGCATAGGCATTGTATAATTTGGTGGACATACTGTCCAATGCATTATTTTCTTTACATTCTTTGGAGGTTCTCTAAACCTCTCCATCATCTTATGAAGTTTATTAGATTCTGGTAGAATATCCTCATCTACCCAACGTATCCATTTACCAGAAGGTGTAAGTTCAGGATTTTCATTATAATTATTCAGTTCAATTGATGCTAATGCTTGAAACTCCTCCCATCTCTTAGGAGAAAGGAAGGAGTCTATAGTCATATACTGCCAAGGATCTGTATGTATCATCTTGACTCTGCTCTTACTAGGTAGTAGGCATTGATAGGACCACCTGCACCATTACGTACTATAACCTTAGCACCATACTGAATACCTTGAACAAATAGTTCTTGTTGTACACCAATAGCTGTCAGTTGTACTGTAATAGTTTCTGGATTGACAACACCTATCCAATCCTCAGGTAATTCAATAATACCATCAATCTTTACTATTCCACTTACTTCCATGATTTTGATTATTTTTTTATATTATATCACAGTCTTAGTGTTTTGACCATAATCATATTGAGGGTCTTTCATATTTCTAGTCTCATCATCAATCGGTTTCCTCCAGTTAGGATCAGGATAGTCTGTTTGTTTTCCTTGATATTCGGTAAGAAGTGGATTTACATCCTTTCTCTCACCACATATCATATAAAAACAATCAATATTACCAATATCAGATTCCAATACAACTTTTTCATTATCAAATTCTTTTACTATAATCTTCTGCTGCAATCCAATAGGAGTAAGTTGAACTGTTATACTATCTTCATACACTAGATCTTTCCAATAAGAAGGTAATGTAATTTCTGTACCAGTACACCTTCCTCTACAATACACTGCAATTTCTGGACCTTCAATACAAGCATATCTTAGTCTATATCCATCTCGACTAGGATGAGGCATATCAAAAACTTTACCTTTTACATCTGCAGTTGCAAATCTATCTGCAAGTCTACCTTTATTCAAACAATCTACTTTTCCTGTAACATATACATCACCATCAATATAAACTGCATTCTCTGCTTTCTCACCATTTATTTCAATATCACCTTCTACCTGAACTGCTCTACCATCAACACCAGGTTTCCAGTCTCCAAGTGCAGTTCCTACAGTCAAGGTTCCCTTTGCAAATCCACCTTTATGATTACCTAGAAATGTAGGTCCAGTATTACATAAAGTACCATCGAACGGTTTATCTCCGTTCAATGTGTCTACTGACATATCTAATTTTGCTGGTTCTTCTACACCAATGTAGATTTTACCAGATTCAATGTCTCTAAATCCAGCCATACTATCCTTTTAGTTCTTTGATTTGTTCTCTTATGTATCTTCCTAAACGACCAGGAATCAACATAGATTTTGGTTCGTGTAACCTAACAACTTCACCGATCAGTATCTGCCATCCTTCAGAATGAGATACTAATCGATCTTTAGCATCAAGTACAACGTTTTCTGCTTGCATTATAGCACGATTATTTGCATCTATGTTTATATCATGCTTTGCTTTTAATGTAATGTCACCTTCATCAGCATTTATTGCTTTCATACGAATGTCATTCGCTACAACAGAGAATCTACCATCCGCTTCAATTACTATATCTCCCTTTGACTTAATAACCAACGGTGCATCATCACAATTCTGTAGTATATTACAACCCTTTATAGCATCTTTATCTTCGCTAGATTTTAGTTCAAATCCACCATCATGAAATAATCGTAAAGAAGCACTACTACCAGCATACAATCCTACATCTCTATGTCTAAGTACATCATCATCACGTTCCCTTCCTATAGTAAGATTACCATCCTCAGGGTGATTGATAATTATAGGTGGTACAAGTAATTTACCTTCTGGTTGCTCTCCTCCCTCAACAGGAATATCCTTTCCTGCCTCAACTGCCTCACTAAAAGACAGTCCATTCTCAGGTGGTGGTGTATTAAATGCATTAGGTGTTCCTGTCATTAGTAAATCCTCGCACAGTCAACTACTCTAATCACTCTAGCCTCAGGAACAACTGGATCAGTATAATCTTCTCTCTTAGTAAACTTAATAATTGGTCTAATAACAGCACCACCACCAGTCGTACTTTCAACAAATAATGCTGGAACCTTAGTTAATCCCAAATCAATCCTACCAGTAGCACCTGTAATTCTACCATCTTCTATGATAGGTGTCAATGTCTGACCACTATTACTTACAATTAGATCACCTTCTTGATAACCTGCCCCAGTAGAAACTACTTGAATGTTCTCAACTTCTCCTATAACATCTACACCTTCTGAATCACCAGCACCAAGATAACCACCACCAGTATTAGTGACAATAATATTTGTAATCTGACCATCCTCGACAACAGGAGTACCAGTAGCACCCCTACCATTATCACAATCATCTATAATAGCAACATAAGGTGCTTCAGTATAACCAACACCCAAATTCTTCATATTAGCACCAACTACCTGACCTGTTTCATTTATAACTGCATTAGCAACAGCACCTATACCACCGCCACCAAATATTTCTATTCTAGGTGGTCCACAATCCTTAGTCTCAGTATTACATGGTCCAGCTAATGCTCCTACAGGACCAAGACCTCCACCACCTCCTAAAATATTAGGGAACATACCATTTATCATTCCATCAATATTACCAACTAATCCACTCAATCCACCAGCTAAACCAAGAACCCTATTGAAATCTAAAAGTGCCTTAGGATCAGGTCCAACATTTGTAATAACATCATTAGGATTAGGTTCACATTCCATACCTTCACAACTGAATAACGCTAAACCAGTCTGCTGCATATCAAGTGCATCAGCCATCATCGAAGAGAATGCTGGTAGTTGAATACCTGCTAATGCACCAATAGCAGCAAGTGGTCCACCAATAAGATTTTGAATCTTATCTGTTATACTTGCCATCAAACCACCCATAAATTGTTCTGCTGCACAAAGTGGAAAATTAGCTAACTTACCAAGCATTCCTTTCAAGAAATTAGCAATCATATTCTTGAGTCCATTTATAACATTCTCTATCAAACAATAAATGGAATCTTTCTGCTTTTTGATCTCAAGGTTTTTGACTAGATGATCTGGCTCTAAGAAACTAACTGATTCATCAACACCTTTGTTTATTTGTGTGAATAATCCTTTTCTAGCACCTCTAACAGAACCAGAAATTCCACCAGCCATCTTACTAGAAGTCTTGTCAACCATCTTATCCATGTTGACAGTTTTATTTGTAACAGGATCTACATAACCCTCTTTAGTCTTTTTAAGTTTTGAGGTCTTACCCATAAATCCTTGAAGTTCTTTGGTAGAATCACCCACTCCTGCCTTAGGAGGATCACATTTCTGTGCTACCTCAACTTCTTGAGTCTCATTATCATAATGCTTGATTATAGTACCTTTTGCAGTACTAGATTCATCACGTACTGTACTATTACTATCAGGAACACCACCAGAAGCTAAATTTGCTTCATCTTTTTGCAGTCTAATATTATCACCTTTCTCTAGCTTTTCATCAAAAGAAAATGGTTTGAAATTACTAGTACCCTGTGATACTACTTTTTTATATTCTTCTACATCAGCAATATTATAATTGGCATAAAAAGCACCAACAACCACAGGTTGCTGACCTTCTTCCCCATCAAGGAAGAATCCAAAAACCATCTCACCCCCTTGAAGGGCAAAACTAGTACCTTGATAATTGTTACCAGCACCGAACTGAGGTGATACTAAAAAATGAGCCCATGGTAAGTCATCATCAGATATACCGTCTGCTCCAGCAGGATGATATCCTAGAATCCTTACCTTTGCCCTAAAACCATTATCAAAGTTCTGATTGTTTTTATCACGCCAAGATTTATCAGGAGCCACTTGTCCAAGAAACCAGTGGAAACCATCTTTACCGAGAAAATCTATATTTGAGTGGCGTGATTCAAGCATTAGTCGTCATACACTCTACATTCTAATGAGTCTGGATGATTATCACAATACACTTCTAAGTGCTGATCCTCATGGCGTGTGTGCCAGTCATTGATCTTAGCACCACCTGGATTCTCTTCACCCTCTTCATGAGCATGGAAAGCATCGTTGTGCATCTTCAAATCTTCTTCACTGTATTCAATCATACCATGATTGACATGCTCTTTATGATCCTTAGGATCAATATAAACCTCATGGTCGAGGTCATGTTCTGGAGTTTTAGTGGTCATGTTACTTATTCTTTTGGAAAGTGTCTCTTACAAGTGTAAGTCCAGTGAAATCACCTTGGGGATTACCAAATTCATGGGCTAATCTGGCAATCATATATTTACCAGATTGTGCATTCTTACCACGTGGATTATTTAGATCAGGAAATTCAAGTTCTAACATATTACCTGCTCTCAATGATAAGTTCATTGGTACAGTAATGTTTAGAGTCTGACCAAATACACTAGAATATCGTGAACTAGATTGTGCTTGGTAATTTGCCTGATCCTGTGGTTTGGCAGCTCCTGAACCAGAAACATCAGTAGTTGTAGTTCCTTTATCAATAGTACCTAAAATTATCCTAGAATAGGAATCTTTATAATCGGTAGGTAGTACTACTTCTTTGTTTGCTTTCTTTTGGTGTTTTTGTGCCTTATCATATGAATATTCAGAAAAAAGCACTTTTCTGGTAAGGACATCATAATACCAATTAGCAGTTTTGTAAGCTCCAGATCTTAGTTTTTTTAGTATATCATGACTTTCTTTCCAAACTGGTTGAGAAGCAAGCATGAAATTATTCTTAGGATCCATTCCTGTCTTATAAGTAGTCATCAGATATTTTTCAACTGGATCACTAGCAAATAACTTATCACTACTCCTAAAATTCCATCCATCTTGTGTTTCAAAGAATAAAAATCCACCACTCCCACTACTAGAACTATTACCATCAACACCATCTGGTATAGACCTAGGACACAAATCACTTATAACTTTAAAAGGTCTTCGGTAATTACCATAGAACTCATATGTATTACTCGTAGTATCAAAGTTCTTAGCCATCATCTTATTACCAGGAACTTGTAACTTACTACTCAAAATATTTTTTACAGTACTTGTAATAGAACCCGTTTTCTTTTCCCAAACCCGTGTAATATGATTATTGATAGCAGCTTTAGTTTCTAAAGTAAGGACATATGCTTCTCTTTTATTATCAGCAACATGATTACTAATATTTGTAATTACTAATGGGTCACCTTTTATATCAAACTTCAATGGTTTTTCTTGACTAGGATGAGTTATCTCTACACTTACAGGAGATCCACTTCTAATAGGTAATTCATTATAAAACCCATGAGTATCTACACAAACTATCTCAACATGTATAGAAGGGTCAATAACATCCTCATAGTATTTCAAACTATTTAATTGACCAATCATATTCAAAAAATCACCACCCCTACTGGTAGGAGTGATATCAAATCTCTTTAGTTTATGACCTTTGGTCCAAACTACATCTCTATTCATTATGTGGTAAGTAGTTGTGCCATCTCAGCATATTTAGCAGCAACACTGTAAGAATTTGGTCCACTTTTCCTGCTACCACTTACACCTCCAATATTATTTACATGTGGAATATAAACCGTATCTGCACCATTGTTTATCACAAGAACTTCTGATGCAGGTAAATCTGCATTAGAAACAATATAACCATCCTCTTCAGGAATGAAAAGTTCTTCACCAATTTCACCCACAATGTATGGTTTACCTGCTATAACAGGACCACCGTCTGCTTTTGTTGGAATAGTTGTACCCTTATTTGCATTTACATTAACTGTAGCTGAAGAACCTTTAGAGAATTTCTTCGTTATCGTCCGTGGAATTTTAGTTGTACCTCCTTGTGGTGGTAGTTTCTTTTGATTCAACGTTTTTTGGAATATTTTCCATTTTTTTACAAACTTTTCCAGCATTCTCATTGTTTTACTGGGTTGAACAACTGCTCTAATCTTATTCACCATTAGTTGTGCATCTAATACTCTTCTTTCTATCTCAACATTAGGAGTTCTAAACGACTTTCCCATATCCATAAGACTTCGCCAAAACGCCTTCGCTCGACCTGCATCAAACCAATTCTTTCTTACTAATGCTAACTCTCCTTTCTTTTGTAAAACTATTGAAGACTTACTAGCACTTTTCAATTTCAAAAGTTTTCTAAGAATTGGAATCTTCCTAGCAAGTCTAGCAACATTAGCCCATGCCACAATGTCTCCTCCTATAGCATCAAATGGTATTAGTGTCGCTATAATTCCCATTACAACACCACCACCTAAATTTACCCATGGATTTCGCCACCAAGGAGTACCAGGTACAGTGAAAGGATTCCTAAATCCTCCTCCTTCTTCATCTTTATCTCTACCACCAACTACTCTATTAGCACCTACTCTTTCAAGTTTATTTAAAATTCTATCAAAATCATCTAAAGCATGAGAAAATGAACTTTTAGTTGTCATTGCTATAACTCTTTTCTCTTCTATTTTCCTTCTACCATCAGCACCAGTAATAAAATCTGCTATACCACTACCTATACCTGATCCTATTATACTACCACCCACACCACCAATAAATCCACCAATTGCAGCACCAGGAGCAGCACCTACTCCACCAAATAATGCACCAATTGATCCACCGACAACAGCAC